ATATCGCATTTGCTGATAATGCAGCGCTTTCTACTATTGATTTAGGAATGTTCGGTGCGGGATTGAGTGATGGATTAAATAGAACAGAAGGTAACAAAGATTCTGGTGTTGCTTCACTTGGCGGCAATTTTACTAAAAGTGGTACTGTTCTTCAGGCCTTAGGTAAATTAGGAATCATGGGAGCTAAACTTGCCGGAGCTGAAGGGTTTGTAGATAAAGTTACATTTGCAAATCGAATCGTTGCTAATCCATTTCAAAATACTGCATTCCAAGGGTCTGGTATTCGTTCTTTTACCTTTAATTTCAAAATGATTGCAGATAGTCAAGAAGAAGCATTGGCAATTAGACATATACATCATAGATTTAGAAGATATATGTACGCCGGAAGATTAAATCAAGGTAAATCAGATTCTGCTGGTTTTTTACAATATCCTGCTATATGGGAAATTGAATTTTTAACAGGAATTAATGATAAGGGTGTTATGACAAATAAATTTTTGCCTGGTATCATGGCATGCTACCTTCAAAATTTTAATTCTACGTTCAATACTACTGCGCCTGTATGGCACGTAGATGGTGCACCACTTGAAGTCGATATATCAATGACATTCCAAGAAGCAAGAGCTCTAGAAAGAACCGATATCGATAACCTTCACAATATGATTGAAAAATATAGTACTGAAGGTGCTGATGACGACGATATGATGAATGCAAGGGGCATTAGTAATAAAGGAACATCCCGTGCCACCGCTCTTAATTATGGAGAAGGATTTGTTGAAACGGATGTCGGACTGGTCAAAGGTGGTGGTGGGGTCGACAAAGCATATAACGAGGACCAAAGAGTACTATGAGTTTTTTCAGCCAATTTCCATTTACACAATTACAAATAGGCAATCAGCCTAAAGCGATTGTTGATTTATTCCGCCACGTAGACGTTAATGACATTCTCGCTTCTGATATTGCATCGTATCGATTGATAACGATCGGTGACGGCGAAAGACCAGACAATTTATCGCAAAGGCTATATGGTACACCAGATTATTATTGGACGTTCTTTATTATAAATGAAAGTTTAAAAGCTGGTTTAGATGATTGGCCTCAAGCCTCTTCTTCTATTGAAACAGAATTTACAAATGAGTATGATAATATTGGCGTATTTACGTTAAACCCAGTTATTAGAGATAAGATTGTTGTAGCGACGGGACAATTAGAAGAAGACAATGACCCCGAAACTAAAGATTACGAGCATATATCAAATAGCTTAGCGGGTTTAGATTTATCTTACGAAGATTTAAAAGTTTATAGAAATTTTTCCACGGCTTCAATTGTAAAATGGGACCAAGGGCTAAATCAATTATACCTAAAAGATTTTTCTAATAGAAATTTGTTCATGGGTGATGCTAAATTAGAGTTAAAGAACACTTTATTAGAAACCCCCGTTTTAAATTTTCAGCAAAACGCGTTAGGAACATGGGCTAGCGAGGCACATCAAGGTACGATGTCATTTACGTTTAACGATTGGCCAATTATAGGAGAAAATTCGGAGAATGGTTATAGGGAAGGCGACGGTGCGAATCACATGGAACCGGGTCCGTTTTATAAGAATCTTATGACGGCAGAAAGAGTTGAATGGTGTGAACATTTATTTGAGTGGTTCGAAACACAAATTATTGGCCAAGCTAACCAAACTACTGTAGACGGTACTATACTAGCCTATAATAATTTACCTCTAAGAGAATTTCAAGACCAGACGAGAGATGTTTCTATTGGAAGAACTCAAGCTGCATTAAACGTTTTTAGAAATTATTTTACTCCTTGGTTCGTTAACGGAAACATGAAGTGGTATGGTCTTCAGCCGTATAGACGCCAAGCCGATGGTAAAGAACATTCATTTGTTTCAGCAAGAAATGCACCTGCATATTATTACAGACAAGGCGGTGACCCAGCAAATCTTGACGATAAAATTAATGCGCATGATATGCTAAACGGTATTCAGCGAAAACAATATCTTGACGCTGATGGCGAATACAAATACTTAACATATGGAAATGAACTTGCAGTAGAAGGTCAAGAACCAATGAATTATGTTAGTAATTATCAATCAGCAATACGTGTGAATGATGAAAAAAGTCGAATTAAAATTGTCCGGCCTGAATTAATTGAAGATTTTGTAAAAGAATTTAAACGGAAACTCAATCAAGGTCTTACTCGGGTAGGAAGTACTAATGGAATCATATCTACTGCTTCTACTGGTGGTGGAGGTTTTTCATCCGGTGGTTCTGCTGGTGGCGGTGGAGGTGCTCCTTCTAGCGGCGGCGGCGGCGGTGGGGGTTATTAGGAAATAAATTATGGCAACAACATTATCGAGCAGTGGAAAAAGCTTAGACCCTTCGCATTTCAGTTTAGTAAGTGCTAAATTATATAATCACACAGGAGACTTCCGTGTGATTGACGAATTGATTTCTAATATTGTAATTCGTGAAAGTATATACTTACCTTCAATTATAATCGAAGTTACTATTGCGGATTCAGTTAATTTCTTTGAGTCTTTTGCTCTTATTGGACAAGAGACTTTAAGTATTGAGTTTGAGAAATGGCCATTTGTAAGTGACACCCCGGTTAATAGAACTATGGAATTTGTGATTACAGAATACTCTGACTTCGCAAAATCCCATACTAATGCTAATCAGCAAGCATACGTTTTAAAGGGAATTTCGCATCATGCGTATAATTCTAAATTTATGAAAATCTCTAGGGCATATAATAGTAGTGCTAGTGAGCAGATTAGAAGAATTGTACAAAATGATTTATTTTATGATAGTATGTCTATTAAAGGAACTGATGTTTCTAGGCATAAAGGTATAATTAATATGCAAGAACCATTATCCGCAATTGAGTATTTTAGAAAATCTGCTCACGATGAAAACGGAGCACCATTCTTTTTCTTCCAGAGCATTGATAACATGGTACGACTATATTCACTGTCGTATTTAATGGATTCGGAACTAAATAAAAATTACAATGCATATGTCTATTTAAAAGGATACACTGCAGCACCTCATACCGAAGATGATTATGTAGAAAGACAGACTAGAATACTAGATTTCTCTTCTAATTTAGGTATGTCAAAGGTTGCGCAATCAGTACGCGGCGGCTATGCCTCGAAAAATAATTTTCTAGATTTGTCAAATAAAACATTTAAACAGAAAGAATTTGATTATGGTGGTGATAGCGGTTCGAATGTTAGAAAGACTGCTGTATCAGACAGAGGCCATACACTATTATCGCAGTCTTTTAAGATTGGAAGGAATAACAGTAGACCTTTAAATTCTTTGCCTGATGCCCATACAGAATATTTTTCTATCAATGAATTAGCGTATGGCGCAAATAAGAACTATGGAAATGATATGCGACACGGGGCTGCTACAATAAACGCGTTTAATTCTAAATTAAATACAATGACCCAAAATATTACATTGAATGGCGATTTTAATTTACAGGCTGGTAGAAAAATCAAATTGTTATTTCCTAAATCTATGGAAGCTATAGCATACCGCGGGTATAACAGCGAAGATGCTGATACCGGGCATCTCGACAAATTGCTTTCTGGTAATTATTTAATAACGTCAGTTCTACACAAATTTGAATTTAACGATCAAGAAGATAAATATACATGTGACGTAGAATGCAAAAAGGATTCAGTTTTTTCCGAAATTTAAATTATGGATTATAAAAATAATAATTTCCTATCAACGGGGTTTCATTGGTTTATTGGTGTAGTAGAAGATATTCGCGACCCGTATGAACAAGGACGAGTGAGAGTAAGATGCTTTGGTTATCACACCTCAAATAAAAATAAAGAAGACGGTATTCGTACTATTGATTTGCCGTGGGCGAACGTGATGACACCAATTACTTCTGGGTCATGCTCTGGTATTGGTGAATCTGCTACTGGTGTTGTTCAAGGTAGCTGGGTAGTTGGATTCTTTAGAGATGGCGAGGCATGCCAAGACCCATTAGTATTAGGAACATTACCATCTAGAACACCCATGGGTTCTGATTACGAAAAGGGGTTCGCGGATCCATTTGGAGAAAATCCCAGAACTGCAAACGCGAATGACCAACCTAAAGGTGCTACCAGTGAATATAGGGAGTCTAAGTCTTATATTGATAAAAGTAGTTTACGGAATGATTCTCGCGCGGTCGATAAAGACGGCAAGAAAGTAAATATACCAATGGCGGTTCCGCCTAGCACAGACACACTTAAGAATACTTTGCAGAAAGACGCCAAATTCTTTGAAAGAAAACGATGGTTACAAGAAAGCCAAGAAGACATTACAAATCCTACGTATCCTAATTGCCATACTAAAGAATACGGCTGTGGTCATATTGTAGAATTTGATGAAACTCCAAATAACGAAAGAATTTTAGTACAACATACTTCAGGTACTTATAGTGAAATTGATGCTAGTGGAGATAAAACTATCGTTGTAAATGGAAATGAATATAAGGTTGTACTTGAAAATAATAATGTTTCTATTAAAGGAAATTGCAATGTAACTATTAACGGTGATGCAAGAACATTGGTTAAAGGCGATTATTATATGGAAGTAGAAAAAGATTATCACCTTTTAGTTCGTGGCAATAAGCATGAAAAGATCGTGATGTCTGATTTTCTTGAAGTAGATAAAAACCAAATGATGAATGTAAAAGGAAATTTAATTTCTAGTATTGGCGAATTCGAAAAAAGAACTATTCACGCTAGTCACCAATCTCCATCAGCAAATGATTCTCCAAGAGCGTTTGAGTTTGAATGTAAGAGAAGCGGGAATATCACCTTTGGTAAAAATTTAAACAGTGTAATTATGGGTAATGAATCGCGGTCAGTTATTGGTACGCTTAAACAAAATACCGGTGCAAGGACAGATGTTATTGATACCACATATAAGATTGATGTGACATCGACTTTAGATATTGATGCTGTAGGAAATATCACAATGACAACACCAGCAAATGTGGATGTTGATGGTGCACGAATTGACTTAAACTAATGGCCCATTATTTTAAAATTTTAATAAATGGAAGAACAAAGGTATATCAAAATTTCGAAGAAATACCAGAGTCTTTTGAAAATGTAATTGCATTTGTACCTGAAGTACCACCTTCACCTCATACCGATGAACAACACGAGGAAATGGAAAAGTGGGAAGGTAAGTTACAGGAATTAATGGAACGGGAAACTATGTAATGTCAGATATTGAAATCACAAATATTAATTCTCAAGATAAAAACAGAAGCGAGTTTTTTGATTTTACCAAACTAATTACTGTCAATAAAAACCTAGACTCTAGCCCCGAAGGTAATATTACAACCATAACAGCGCTTACTCAGGAAGTCAGTTCTCCTTTTCTTAGTTACGGCTCAACTCCAGTGAGCACAAATGATACTATAACAATTACGCTTGAGTTGGATGGAACACCTGTAACATATCCACATACAGTAGACACCAGTGGAGAATATAAAATAAGATTAGTCGGACAATACGACGGCGCATTCACAGATGATGTAGTAAAACATGTACCAGCTGGATTGAGCGCAAAAACAAAGGTTGAGAATCTTGTAGAAAGAGAATTAACTGCAGAAGAGTTTGTAATAGAACAACAAAGTTTTCCAACTATTGTGGTGCCTACTATTGCAAATAATATAATGGATTTGCCTGAGAATGTCGAATTAATTAAAGCCACGCAGGGGTCTTCAACAGAAGTTGACGTTATATATTCAGTATATTTTGATGTTGTATACGATAGTACTGCGACTGATAGCCTAAATTATCAATTCACTCACACGGTTTTAAATCGTGAAGATATTTTTCCTCAACTTATAGGTAGAGCTACTGCACAACGTATACAAGTTGCAGATAACATAGGTGCATTAGCATATCAAAAAGGTAAGCTACTTGGCAATATTAATACAGCCCAGATGAGTGAAATACAATCCACTCAACCTTTTGTTACTGATCAAAATGCTGCAAATTATGCTGACTTGTGGAATAGTGCTGCTGCCGGAAATCTTTGTAAATGGCAGCCAGTAGAAAAAAATCGTGGTACATTCGATTTTAGTGGAGCTGATATATTACATGCTCACTGTAAGAGAAATGGGATTAAAATGTTATGGCATACATTAATTTGGGGAGCTGATCAAGGTACACCCGATTGGTGGGAAGGATTAAGTGTTACTGAAAGTAAGTCAGCCTTTGAAGCTTGGTGTAGTGCAATATCTACACGATATGGAGATGATATCTATGGTATCGCAGCGCTTAATGAAATCGCTACAGGTCACCAAGACGCTGGTACTACTCGAATCATAAATCAATTTGGTGGAGCTGGTACGAGTGGTTATGATTGGGCGATTTATATTTTCGAGACAGTAAGAAATTATTTTCCAAATGCAAAAATTTGGATAAACGATTTTGGTATGATGAGTAATCAAACAGTTCGTGATGAAAATTGCGCTGCAGTCAATGCAATTAAAAATCATAATCCAAATTTAATTGACGGGGTAGGTATGCAATCTCATTATTTTAATATTAATGATTTGACCGCAGCTCAAATTACTGCAGCGATTGATGATGTACATTCACAAACTGGATTACCTATTCATATTACTGAGCTTGATATCTCAGGTACGAACAGCGATAGTATCGATATAGATCAAAAGCAACTCGATAGATATCAAGTTATTTTTCCAGCGATATGGAATCACCCTAATGTAGAACGGGTAACGATTTGGGGATATATTAACACAGAGAATTGGAGATACGACCAGGGCCATCAGACCGGACTAATTAATCGTGATGGTACGGGAGAAAGACCCGCTTTAACGTGGTTAAAGACTTATATGGAAGTTCAGCCTACTGTTATTCCTACTCCAACTCCAAGCTCAAGTTCAAGTTCAAGTTCAAGCTCTAGTTCAAGCTCTAGTTCAAGCTCTAGTTCAAGCTCTAGTTCAAGCTCTAGTTCGACTGCAGTTGAAGATACAACTGCTCCAGTAATTACTTTAAATGGTTCAAGTAATGTTTATATTGAGTGCGGCAATGTATATACAGACTTAGGCGCGGAAGCTAATGATGCGACCGAAGGCGTATTAGCAGTAACAGTTGGAGGTGATACAGTTGATACTAGCACATTGGGTACATATACTGTTATATACACTGCAGCCGACTCGTCAGGTAATATAGGTACTGCCACAAGAACAGTTTTAGTTGAAGATACAACTGCTCCAGTAATTACTTTAAATGGTTCAAGCCCGCTAAATATAGATACCAATGATACTTATACAGAATTGGGCGCGAATGCTAATGACCATTGCGACGGAACGTTATCAGTTACAATCGGCGGGGACACGGTTAATCCAAGTGCGATTGGCACATATGTAGTTACATATTCTGCGACTGATTCATCTGGTAATACAGGTACAAATTCTAAAACCGTTATTGTATCACAAGCGCCAGTAACAACTGAGTTCGTAGCTATAGCAACTAATCTAAATCTAATTTATTCATCGAACGGTGTACCTTTGCGTGATACTAATGGAAATCTATTGACATTAAATGATATAAATACGTCTGAGCTAGACAACAAATTAGGAAGCATTAGCTAAAATGAAAAAATATTATATATCTTTTACCGATTCTATTCAACAAAATGAACTATATTCGTTGGTTACTAATGTGGTTAATGAGCAAAATAGTAATCCTCTATTTTTTATTGCTGAATGCACAGATGACCAGGTAGATGTGTTAAAGCTTAATAATAATGTTACTAATGTCGAATCGGTTGAATTGCTTAAAGGATATGAAGTTAATGATGCAACAAAAGCGGTTAATAATTTAGGTCGGAGTTCACAGCCCTATGGCCAAGCATCTGTGAAAGGCGACGGAAATTGGGGATTAATAAGACACAGCAATGATGTCAATCCATACACAGCGGTGGATACTCAAGTAGATAACACTTACACATATAATTATGATGGTAATGGTGTCGATATTATATTTTTAGCAGCGGAAATGCCAGATATAGATAATAGCGAATATAAGACTAGCGGTACTAGTAGAATACAACAACTACAATGGAATACTTTGCCGAATATGTCTCAAATGGAAACTATAAGTTATATTGATGATCCTGCGCGCGCTAACACCAAACACGCCGAAGCATGTTTAGCAATTGCATGTTCGAACACATACGGATGGGCAACAGCTGCAAATATATATATTATACCACGCGATCAGGTAGGTACATCGACCGATTACTTTGACGCTGCTAAAGAATTTCATTTGAAAAAAATATCTGATGCCGCTGGTGGCACTTATAGACCAACAATTTTCTTCGCAGCGTATGGTTATTCTAGCGGTGCAAATACACAGTCAGAACATGAATACGACTTTCGTGGTACCACGTTTACAACATACCAAGGGATGTCTTTAAAAAATAGAGCTCATGAGCCAGGGCTTGGTGGTATGCCTCTTGCGAGTATAGGCGCGCGGTCGAAATTTAAAGTTGGCTTGGGCCAAACCTCTGGCATAGGTACATCTGCCCAAGCGCTAAGTGACGCGGGTGTGATTACTGTTTACAGCGCTGGCAATGAAGCTCAAAAATGCGATCATCCTGCTGGCACAGATTGGAATAACCGGGTCAAAAATTTTAATACTAATGGGTATTTTTATTATAATAGGGGTTCTTACCAATGGGCGGATGATTCTATTATAGTAGCAAATTTAAGCAGTAGATTTAATACTTTTAATGATGATAAAGAAGAAATATATTCTGGTTCTAATCGTGGCCCTAGAGTAGATTGCGCCGCCGCAGGAACGTTGATTGATATGAGTGATAATATTAATCAACAAGGTGCATCTGTTAGAGGTACATCTTTTGCATGTCCTCAAATAGCAGGGATGGCTGCTTTGGTTCTAGAGAAATATCCAACCACGACGCCGGCACAAATGAGAAAATTCTTTAGAGAAGAAGCTATTTCGAGTGAAACCGCATATGATGGAAAAACGACATTAACAACTGATCTAGGCGACTTCGGCGATCCAGAGTATTTTAATGATGGTTTAAATTGCCAAGGTTACTCAGGTAATATTACATACTTAGACCCCACCTTACCATTCGATCCATCGTCACAGTATGCTTCAGACGTTAGTATTACATATCCCGTCGAAACTACTACAACACAAGGTCTTAATTATACAATAGCTCAGATTAATTCTAAATTAGCTTCTGTATAAACATTCAATATACAGATAAATAGAGATATGCCAGCAGTAACAAGAATAGGAGACGCAGATGTGGCTCATTGTAGTGGAATGGTAAGGGCCGCGGGAAGCAGTAATGTATTCGCGAATGGGATTCCAGTGTCTAGGCAAGGCGATAATAACACAGGGCACTTAATTCCACCTTCCCCGTGCGGTTCTCATTCTGCTCCAATAGCAGCAGGATCGTCTACAGTAAAAGTAAATGGACTAGGATGCGGAAGAGTTGGTGATGGTATTAGTGGATGTACTTCAGTCGCGGCTGGTTCATCAAACGTATTTGCAGGAGGTTAAGATTATGGCAATAGATTGTGGAAAGAATAAATTATTAGCGAGCTTAGAAGAAAAGAAAAAAGCATTGGCTGATAAGCTTGCTCAATTAGACACTCTTGGCAAAGACGCATTGGCTGACATAAAGGCAGCTGCCCAAGAGCAACTAGATGCGATGAATCTAAGTATACCGAAGTTGCCAGAAATTCCTAATTTTCAAGATGAAATTAATAAACTAATCGCAAAAGCTAAGGCCGGTGCACCTGAGCTTTTAGAAGACTTACAGAAAATACAAAACGCGTGGGGTGACCTCGTCGATAATATTGAAGATGTACTGGATATAGTAAAAAACCCACTTGCGTTATTGGACTTTGATATATGTAAAGACGTTCCTAAAGTAGAAGCTAAGGTTGGAGCAGATGGTAAATTAGAACCAACACCTACTACTATTGATGTAGTAGAAAATATTGATGGTAATCCAGAGCAAGAAGACCCAGAGCCAGTTCAACCTACTGCTGCGGAGATGCCGACAGATCCGAAGGTAGACCAAATAATATCGCAGTCAGGATTTTCTGTAACTCAAGCGAAAGCCGCGAAGGCCGTAATAGTTGAAGCCGAGAAAGAATTTATGAAATCACTTCGCGAGAAGATGGAAGAGACGACCCGCGGAATGACTCAACAAGGCGACCAAACTCAGGCATCCACTATGTTTCACAACCTACCGTCTGCGTGGAAAATAAGAAACCCAGAGGGCCAAGTGGCTGATTATTATTTATTAAACCCAAACATACGAGTTCCACCTGCATTAGACCGTTGGGTTTTATATAAGTCAAAGCTAACAGCATATGCAAATATGGAGTCTGCGATATCGAACTATGGGAGCAAGGTGCTTCTTACTCTCGGTAGACGACCTGACGTTCGGGGCAATAACCGGTGGTATGATGGAAAATTTGATGAGCAATACAAACCCCAACTCCAGCGACAGGTATATAATGAAGTGGGTTTCGGCATTAAAGAATATAATCCAGAGTACGGATATGGCTTAAGGCAATTGTGTGGTACGGATGAAGCTAAGATAAGAATACCACCAGCATTTAAATTTAAATATAATGATTATCGAGCAAATTTTATTCCACATTTTTATACTATCACGAGCATAAGAAATAGTACTCATGTAGAAGCAGATAATGATTATGCCAATATGATACAAGACTATGTAAATACTTTATTTAACGCTAAAGTAATAATTAGTAAAGAAAGTCGATTGGCCTTTTTAACAATGATTTCTTGGACAACAAATACCGCAGTCAAAGAATTAGAAGACTTTCCATCCGCAGAAAACTTTATACCAAATTCAGTCGGCGGAAAACTTGAACCGTGGGAATCCGTACTTTCGGGAAATGCAACTGAAGAAGATACTAGTCAAGTATCTGAGCATTCCGAATCTTCATTTATTCCGCACTTCATGTATTCGCTTAGCGATGATGGTAAAAGATATGTCACACAATTCGCAGACACTTATCAAGCTCATAAAGATTTGGCTTCCTATGGGTTTGTGCACGAAGTGCCTAAAGGAGCCACCCAGCCCATAAGAATTAGTCCAGAGCTGCAGGATTTCTTGGGCGAAGACTACTAAAAGTCTTATAAATAGTTGATATGGCTTATTCGGATTATAATAACAATGGCGCGTCGAATATCTCGGTCAAGCAAGATCGGGTTTTTGCCGATTTAGATTTATCTTTTAAGCCACATCCCGCATATAATGATATCCGGCCTATTACTGATATTGATGCAGTTAAACAGTCTGTTAAAAATTTGCTACTAACCCAAAGAGGTGAAAGATTGTTTAACCCAAATATAGGCAGTGGTATATTTGAACAATTGTTTGATAATGTAGATGTCTATACATTCGAGTCTATTAGAAATAAAATTAAAGATATGATCTCGAGCCTAGAGCCTAGAGTAGGTAAGATAAAAGTTAACATACAGGACAACGCAGAATTGAATGCTATGGCCGTTAGTGTACATTTTAATGTTATTGGTACACCGGGCGATCAAACTATAGATTTTTACTTAGAAAGATTAAGATAATATGTCACAATTTAATACAACAGAACTAGATTTTGATAAGATTAAAGCTAATCTTATTGACTATTTTAAACGCAGCGGAGGTCCATTTACGGACTATGATTTTTCAGGCTCTGGCCTTGATCACATAATGGACATTCTTGCATATAATACACATTATAATGCGGTTAATGCTCACATGGCAATGAACGAATCCTTTCTTGATTCCGCTCAGGTTCGTGGTAATGTTGTTTCCCGCGCGAAGCTCCTTGGATATACTCCTAAGTCTGTAACTGCACCATCAGCATCAATAAAATTAGTATTGAGTTCGAAACAAGGAGCTAGTAATAGCACACTCACCCTTCCTCAAGGTACTCAATTTACTACTAGTATTGATTCTACAACTTATTCATTTGAAACAGCCGAGATTACAGTTGCTCAAAAAGACGAATCTCAAGAAACCTTTACGTTTAATAATCTAATTATTAAACAGGGTACTACTCGAGTAGAGAATTACACAATCGATAATAGTTATGACCAAAGATTTGTTATTAACGCGCAGAATGCAGATACCTCAACATTAAAAGTAGAAGTCTTTCCAACAATTGCAGCGGTCAATGGTACTCAGCAAGCCTATAATAAATTTACCGAATTTCCAAACGTAGATGGTACTTCAAAAATTTATTTTGTAGATGAAAATGCAGATGGCAATTTTGAAATCCGCTTTGGTAATAATCTTTTTGGTGCAAGACCTGCAGCCTCGGGTCTAGTTAGACTTACATATTTGGTTTCCGAAGGGCCTTTAACAAATGGAGCTTCTCTATTCAATTTTACCGATGGTCAAAGTGGATTAGAATACGAATCAGGCTCGGCGATAGTTACTACTACAGCAAAAGCAGCTGGAGGTAATCAGGTAGAAGATATTAATTCAATTAAATATAACGCCCCATTATCCTTTATCTCACAGGAAAGAGCTGTAACATCTGACGACTATAAGTCAATCATTATGAAAAGCTTTTCAGGGCTTGACAACGTTGCGGCATGGGGCGGCGAAACAGAACCTATTCCACAATTCGGTAAAGTTTATATTTCAGCTAAACCGACCGCCGCTCCGTATTTAACTACTTTACAGAAAGCTGAAATTCTTTCATTGCTTGAGTCTAAAAAGATGGTTGGTATAACTCCAGTTATTGTTGACCCCGAATACACATATATATATTTTGAAGTTTTCTTTAAATACGACCCAAGTGGTACTAGTACATCTTTAGGCGGATTAATTTCTACTATTAAGCAAACACTAATTAATTACAATCAATCGAAACTAAACAATTTTGACGGTGTATACCGACACTCTAATTTATTAGCTTCAATCGACGCAGCTAATCCGGCTATCTTGAACAATATCGCTAGAGTATACGCATATAAATTAGTAAACATTACAGCGAGTTCTTTAGATACTGCTCAGGTAGATTTTGGATTTACGATTGATGGAAAGATTGACCAGTCCGAATCAATGATTGCAACGTCTTCAATTATAATTGGAGGAAAGGAAGCAATTCTTGCGGATAAACACATTCCAGGTGATAGCGAAAAACGACAAATCTATGCGTACCAAATAGACTCCAATGGTCGGGTTGTTATTATTAATGCAAATGTTGGTTATCTCTATCCTAATACAGGTTTAGTCGATTTATCAGATTTGCAGAATGACGTTAACGAATCATTACGAGTAGAAGTTAGACCGGCAGCCGATGATATAATTTCACAAAGAAAGAAAATTTTACAAATAGACGTGGAAAGAACTAATATACAAGGAGATATTGATAATATCAGTATTGCTGGTTCTTCTGGTCTAGCTAGTTATACTACAGTCTCACGAGATTAATAAAATATGTCACACGAAGCTATTGAATCATTTGCAATTCAACCACACAATACTGAGTCTTCTCGCGTAGAGTCGCTCATACCCGAGCAGTTGAGAGGCAATGCAAGTAATCTTATTACTCTTCTGACAGAGTATTACGATTATATGAATATTGATGGGGTCGTTAACGGAATTAGTATTATTAATACTGGCTCCGGTGAAGAACTTCAATATGCAGATTTAAAAGAATCTGATGCACGACTTGGACTTGATGTAAAATCATTTGTCCCATCAACTTATAATCAGCAATATAGTAAATTAACAGATGAAGAAATTGTAGCGAGCAATTTTCCTCAATCAGCGAAAGGAACTATAGTTTATAGAGGTCTTATTCAGCCAGAGTATTTTATAATGAGGCTCGACTCTAATCGAACTGCTTATAATGATACTTGGGTAATGCTATCAATACTTGATGGTAAAGTTAAATACGATTTTTATGATAAAGATTGGTTGGTCGACCCAATTGGTAGTAAAATTGACAATTTAGAAAATGTATTGTGGTCTGAGCACGTAAGTGCATCGACTATTACTGCAGACATCACAACGTCCGCTGCGTATTCAAAAGGGACAATTAATCCTATTGCATTAACCACCGCGATTACGCCGACAAAAACCGATTTAATTAATTTTTCTAATGTTCCAACTATAGGCGGACACGGATCCGGCCTAACATTAGACATCGTAGTTGATACGGGAAAAACGGTATCAGTTTTTCCTAATAAACCAGGGCAAGGATACAGGATTGATGATGTTATTGAAATTGATATTCTTGGTACTACTATATTTACAATCAGTGATGTTATTGCTTCACCCACTAATGTGGTAAAAAGAATTTTAGAAGAGCACGACATCGATAAAACTACAGATGACTATCTTGGAAGAATATCAAAAGAAATTGCTAAAGGCATACCCGAAGCTAAAAATTTGGATAGAAATTCACTATATAAAAAGGTTGTAGAATATTATAATACACGGGGCAGTGAAGCTTCACTCGAATCTTTCTTTAAAATCTTTTTTGACGAGATTGCTTCTATATTTTATCCAAAAGAGGTATTGTTTAAACCGTCTGATGGCATATACCAAGGTACTGCAGATGAATCTTCAACAGTAGAAAAATACTGGTATAAGAAAGGGTTTGAGGATTACAGACGAATTGCTTTTTACCAACAGGGTGCATACTCGCAAGTTAATAAAGCAACATACTTTATCGATTTTAAATTTGGAAATAATTATAGAAAAGACCCTACTCCACCCGCTGGATATAATTCTAACCAGCAAAATGCACACAAATACTCCCCGCTTTTCGCCGCGAGCAATCTTCATGTTGCAAGCGCAAATGAGCTAAGCCTAGACGCAGGTAAAGACGGTGGGGTTTCTATTAAAATCGATGGTAGCAATAATCTTAATATTGCTGGCCGGTTTGGTCAATATCAAAATGATTTTAGTAAAACATTTAACAACTATGTAACGGGCGTAGGCGCATTTCCATTCCAAGAAACCGCAAATTTAGGTAGACAAAGAATTAGATTAGCTATTACTGTAGAATCAACAATAGCTAACGGAATCATGACTACATTTGATGTAGTTAAAATTGCAATGACAAATTCGGGCGTGACCGATAACGGCCCGCAATCTATAACGCCATCAACTAACGGAAATATTGATCGTAACGATCATCAAATGTCACTATATCCATCGATGCTTGGGTATTGCCATAATGGTGGTTCAACAGGTACAAGTGGCGAAAAAGGTTTAAACCCAGATGGCGAATTATATTTTTACCAGTTTGCTTTTTATGATAGAGTATGTACTGACGCCGAGCTGAAAAATTACGTTAACTCCAAGTCATTACCAGGCTTAAACAAGATAATTGATATTGATTTTGATAATAATGGAAGTACCAACTTTACAAATAAGGGACGGAACCTGATTATCGCGTCAGCGTTAAAAGGGTTTGGAAGTGCTAGCAGCCCAATAGTAGAAACTAATTTTGGGCTTTCTTCCAGTGGAAGTTCATACCCTAGAAAAATATCTTGGGCCGGAACAAAAGGATTTTTATCTGATGTAAATAAACTTCACGATAGCGATTACTTTCAAGAATTTTCATATGTAATCAGAACAAACCTATCTGTTGATAGATGGGATACTGATTATAATAAACTTATTCACCCGTCTGGTTTAAAGTTCTTTACCGCGTTGTACTTAGAACTAGAATCTAGACGAGCTAAAGATAGCGATCCATTAAGAATTAATGTTGCTGATGGTGTACGCGTATGGCTTTCTGCTATTCAACAGACTGTCGCAAAGGGCCAACACTCACCAAAATGGCAGCCGGGTTGGTTGGAATACTTCTTTAATGTATTGTTAGAGATTATTCTATATGAGAAATTCTCAGCATTTTACAAAACGACTCAACCTAACTTTAATAGCAAAAAAGATACGTTCTATGACCACGACAGTGGACTAAGAATAAAACAAATCGGTGACGGTGGTATCGATACTAATGGTGATTCAGCAGGCTTTACACTAAAAGGACATACCAATAACGCTATTCTGAACAGTATTAATTCATTAGCATACGAAGACAAATATATTTCTTTAGATGGTAATGGAACCGGTATACGTACTGGCGCAAGGATTACTAAAGATTCCGAAATTGAATTGTCTTTTAAATTAAAGGAATCTGGTAGTGATAAATATGTAGCTGGTACAAAATGGACAGGTCAAGATGGCTACGAAAGAGAATTATCAATTAAACAAATTGATGATTTGCCAAATGGTCAGAAACAGGTTTCCGTATTGGTTACAGATAACGGCGTAACAGCTACAGCAGAACAAAAGGCTGTAGATACAGTATTCAGAGTTGTAGGAACACAATTAGATTCAAAGGATGTGTATGCTAGGGGCGTTACTTTTACAGATAGAACTGTCGCAAGACCTAGTACTACTTTTGATTTATTGTCGGTTATTACAATAAGCAGTGCAACAAACTCTGATTTTGATAGAGCATATTCTGCCAATAGGCTTGGTAGTTACAGACACACTGACGGTGATTCTACTTACGTTATAAAGAAAGAAAATATTTCTGAGGTTGTAACTGGAGCGACACACGGAACTTGGCACATTGCCCGTCTTAGAGCTGATGGTAATACATTGCTATCGGGCACAAATCTAGGTACTGGTATATTTCCAGACCTTACCGCTCAAAATGCATCTGGCTCCGCAACATTAGTTAATTCATCTACCGCCCTTGGATATAATTATGGCCAAGCAAATCGCGGACATAACATAATAGTATTCAATCCAACTACTAAAACTTATTCGGCTGCAGCATACGATACGTATGGCAACAGTACCATTGAAAGCGAAGCCGCCGAATCGCAGTTAGTAAATCACTTAGATAATATTTCAGCTAATGAGATTGCTATTGTATATACTCAGGATGCATCTTCTTGTAGATTAGAAAATAATAGTCAAGGAGAACCACTTTTAAGAGAATGGTTAAAGAGTAAAGGCAGTTCTCAGTATCGCAATTCAACTACTACATGGAGCAGAAAGCGAACTGCACAATGTATTGTATACGACAAAAGGCATAACAGAATATTTGAAAAGTCTCAAACAGTGACGAACTCGGGTTTAGCGTCGGCGCTCAATGCTCAGCAAGTGAGTCCGTCATTATCACTGAGATATACTACATCAGATAAATGTGAACATTATCCATTCATCGGCACAGAAAGAATTAGTATTGACACACCTGTATTGAAGGGTAATCCGGTAGTTATTGCTCACCCCACATCAGGCTATCAAAAATTAAGAATTAATGCAAATGGAGCTGTTTCAGAATATATAAATGGTGCTTGGGTGGAGCACAGAAGCGAATTAGAAGCTAGCGATCCAAAGTATCTCAGTAAAATTGATTTCACTGGATACGACTGGTCACCATATGTGACTGCTTATAACGATTTCTCGCACAGCGGAGCTGACCATGGTGGGTATGATTACGACGAAGCCTTTGGCGGATTAGTATTATATGGTAATTCTCAATGGTTAGAAATTCCTTTAGAAATACCTATTGATGAAGATGCTACATACAATATATCATTAGAGATTGAAAATTTATTGCCAGATAAAACTAATAGGGTTTATGCTGGCGTTAGCAGTATTGATGATGCTGGTAATAGAATTTTCTCTGACTTAGCGCAAACCTTTAATTGGGGAATAGCCGGTGGTGTCAATCTAACCGGAGGGCAGTCGAGAACGTTTACTGCTAACTTTAGTGGATTTAATCCACGCAGAGATGATACCCGAATTGGAACCGCACCATATTCATATAATAAATATCCCGTAAATCAAACTAGCCGTTCGTCTACAAAGTTTGACCCAACCTCAACTAAGTTTAGAATAGCTCTCCTTGGGCACTATAGTCCAGATGCGACTACTGCTAAAGTAGAGGGACACGTACCTAGTACACTATTTAAGAATTTAAAAATTGAAAGAGCTGACGGTAAACCAGTTTATAACAATGCGATTTTAAAACATGACCCAAATTTTGGATTTAATAAAATTGCTAATAGCTCACTTCCAGTAGTTCCTACACCAGCAACTGATTCAAACAAAACATATCCTAATACATTTTCAGTCGGCACTTTAGTGAAAGATTCTAAATTAGCAGGGGTTCATTCAATGGATACCGCGCCTGAAGTAGAAACCAATCTACTTAAATCTTCCAGCTATTTGCCGTGGAGACCGGGTATCAATGGCTTTAACACTACTGCGAATGGCGTTACTGGGCAATGGAGTCGGCTTGGCTTGAATGGTGTTAGTAAAGATGATGCTGAATCGGTTAGAGAATTTAGAACTGGACCCTTTGGAGACATTGATGTAGTATGGGCCGCGAGTAAAAATGCAGTAGAGGGCATAAGGGGTAACGGCGGATACAAGTCACCGCTTATAGCTACCCAATACGCGATTAAAGATTACAGATTTATTCAATTTTTTAAAATTAATGAGGCTGTCGATGGCAAATTATATTTTGGCGCTTATCCATATACCAGCACAAGTAGTGGTGTAAGAGGAAATGTAGTGTTGAAACGGAATAACACAACTACTACTAATCCGTACTTTTTCAGCTTTGATTTGAATTCTCTGCCAGATGGGATTGAAGTAGGCAAATGGTATATGGCAGTTGGATATATAACTAAAGCTGATGGCAGTGATGGCACGTATAATAAAAATTTCTTTAAAAGAACGGAAGCTGAAAGCTTAAGCTATAATGATTACAGTGATGGCGGAGTATACTCTGTTGAAACTAAAAATAAAATTTCTAGTATAATTGGCGCAGAATTTTCGCTGGGCACTGACACCAACGCGCTTCTAATTAGAAGTTTTTTGTATAGAGCTATTACTAGCGGTAATGAAATTGAATTCGCAAGACCGAGAATTGATTACCTGGATGAAAATAATGAGGCGCCAAGTGTACATTCATTATTACACAATAATGTTTTGCCTCACCAGTTGTCAAAATATCCTACAAATATTGATGTAAGAGATATCTACTCAACCAATAAAAGCGATGAAGAAGAAGTTAAATATTTAATTACTGAAACAGATAAAGTTGGTATTTCGTTTGATAGGTTAACTTCCGATAGTCCTGCTCATAAACCAATTCCTGCGACCGAAACCAGTACTGACTACACGCCACTCACATATAACGGTGGTATTGAAGTATTGGAATTAAATAATACTATATCATTGGGCGGAGACTCCGCACAAGCTCTTAAGGCTACAACACCTCGAAGCTTTAGGCGAACTGGAGATGCTAGCAGGTCAGCGCTTGTTGGTACAATAAGTGAGCACATATTACTTACTGACGGCCAATTTACTATAACCGATAAAGATGGCGTTGATATCACAAGCTCGTTTGGTAGTGGTTTAGAATTAGCATATCGAGCGGGGCGTCGCGGAAGCTATGGTCAAATTGACTTATTGACTGATATAACTGGTTTTGACGAATACGACAGATTTGTCATTCCAAATGCTGAAATTGGAAATCTTTCAGGTTTATCCGACATAACATTGATAGTTGATACTGTAGGTAATGGTGAAATTAATACTGAACATAATGCGCTTGCAAGTAATACTCACGACCGACCCTTGTACTTAACAAGAGATGTTAAGTTCTCTACGAATGAACCGGTGAATAAAGGAGAGCTCGGTGCATATGTATCGGATGACTTTAGATGGGAATCAGACCGGGCATATGAAATTTCGTTTAATGCCACTAAAATTAATGATAAAAACATTCCTGCGAATCTATTCTTGTCTGCCGGTAAAATTGGAAAATATTTTCCAATACGTCGGTCGAGCCCGAGTTCTTGTGTTGGAAATCCAAATGCAGATTTGGGTGGTACTGGAAACCACGGAACAGGCCCTCACGAATTTAAATTCAACTCATCATTAGAAGGCATATGTAGAATATATCTGTACATTGGAGACGCCGAAGGTGGATACTCTTTTGCACATAACGGCCACCAATTAAGAGTTGATGACACTAACGCCGACTCGATAAGTCGCACTCGCACTCCAGTAGATTACTATAAGTCCGATTCTACAACTATTAGAACAGTGCCTGACGCGAATAATCAGCTGAATAATATTACTTCAGAGAGTGAATTTTATAGCCTATACGTATTTGAATCAGAATTTCTATCTATTGGCGAAAACATACTCCAACTTTATAATAGAGATTCTGGCGATGGGATCAGCGGAAGCGGTGGATTTGTTAAAGTAGAGCCATTAGACAATGGTCTGATTGTAGAAGGCGCTAATACACATAAGCTTTACATTCCCGCAGATGAGAATGACCCTAAAATTCTAATTGACCATATTGTTGATAGAGACCAAACTAGGACTGGTAATAGTTCAGCAATTAATACTGCAATTGCTGACCTCGAAAGACTTTATGAATACAATTGGAAGCTTGAGAATTTTAAAGTTCGTGTAAAAAGAAAAAGAGTATACCAAGGGAATTTCCAATGTATAGTCGCCAATGCTCCAGATGCTGGGTTTATAGGAGGTACAAATCAACACCCAGATTTTTATACAGAATTTTATAGACCTGTAGATGTCAGCAGTATTGCAGCTACGGATGGGATGACCAAATACGGAGGTTCTCTAATTGTACCTGCATTAGAGAACAGAACTTTAGATTCTGCGGATGTTGGTCAAGAATATCATTCAAGCGGAAATCCATACTTGGGCGTACCTAAAGGTAAATATGGTGCTTTAAAATATATTGCGTCTTCTTCAGTATTACATTATGTTTCACTCGGTGACGAGTCTGGTGGATTTGGAATAGGCGAATTATATAATCCAGGCGAGATTTATGAGGTCACCGGAAAGATTTATATACCGTCAACAAATACTAAACTAGAACAGATTCATGTTATGGCAGGAATCAATCAAAGAGCTACGGACGAAATTAGTGGTCAATATGTGTATGACGATACTGGAAATCCTTTGTTCTCAAATCTATCAGGCGAGTTTCAGATTATGACGGGCGATCTAGCCGGCTATGACGCGTATGGAACTGAACCAGTAGTTGTGACAGAAAAGGGTAATTGGATACCATTTACTCATAAATTTATTGCGCCTTCTGTTCAACAAGACCCTAGACCTATAGTTAGATTTGTTACTACACTAAAGGATAATGCACTTCGTGGTTATGCTGGGTATACTGGTGATGCTAGCGGAGAATATTTCTATATCAAAGACGTTAATATTAAAGAAGGTTTTGATTCTGATATAGTAAAAGGCAAAGACGAGATTGACGAAAGAAGAGAAACTATTATTGACTTAAAAGATAATGTAGACTATGATATTTCGTTAAATACACTTAAAACAAATGATGAGGCTTGTGTTGCAATTGATATTAAACATCCCGCAGATACTAATTTCTATAATGTAAAAGGCGATAAGAATACTAATTTAGGCGACTTTGATTTAAACGCGCTGCCGATAATAGAATCAAATCTACTAGCTGGTAATTTACCATTTACAGTCGGTACCGGAACCAATAATAATTTTGAAGCTCTAGGTAACCCAATTGCCTTTAATAGTGGAAGTAACTCTCCATTTAGAACAACGCAAGAAAACGTTCAGCTCGAAGGTGTAACACCATTTGGAAGTACAGATGTATTATGGGAGGCCAGAAATAAAGATGGTGACTGGGCAAAACTTTCTAGTATATTTTTAAGTGGCACAGGATATGTAGCTGGTAGTGGATATACCAATGGAACATACACTAATGTAGAAATAACCGATTCGCCGAATGATTCAGATGCCGCGGGTGTTGGAGCTAAAGCTACGATTGTAGTAAGCGGGGGTAAACCAACATCAATTACTATTACGGATGGTGGAGTTAATTATGGTAAAACTACTGCAGCGGGTGTATTTGAAACACAAGTTGTAAATATTTTAGTTAAGATTAAAGCCGGTCAAACATTAACTACCTCCGGCACAGAATTTATAGGCACAGCAAATTTAGTAAGTGGTACTATTAATACAAGTAGCGGTAAAGTAATAAGTTTTGCTGATGGTGGATTTATAAGCCCACAAGTAGATGTAGATACGCGTAAAACATATCGAATGTCAGTATGGGTTAAAGCGTCTGATGTTAGATACGCTGCAGGAGTAAATCCTTATGACACTACAGACGGTGGAATTAAAATAGTTAGATGGAAAGGTCTTAATGATTCTGGTGCGACACTTGAAGCTATAAACATTACCAGTGGTGATGAAATAAATACACCAACATTTATAGATGACTTTGACTTTGGATTAAATTCAACTACAACCTCATCGCCCGATGGAAACCCACTGAATGAAAATCAATGGTTCTTAGTAGTCGGACATATTAGACCATTCGGGCATGCGGGAACTACAGACCACGAAGACAGTGGTATCTATCTTCCAAGTACTAATCCACTGAAAGTTCGTACATTACCAGCTTCTGCAAGTCGTGGAGATTGGAAATTTAATTCTGCTATGACTAAGATTCAGCTGACTGTTCTTCAGAATGCTAATCCATTAAATGCCGAACACCCAGTACAATTCTATGCTCCACGAATTGATGAAGTTAATGGCTTAGAACCATCCATAGAAGAACTTACCAGTGGCAAAGCTAAGTATAAATTAGGTGCAGATGATTATGAAAAGAAAATTCAAATTATTAATTGGAAGACACCTATATTAAATGCAGATGAAGCTATTAGCAATTACAGTCATATTATTGAAGGCCAAGACTTTTCAGTGACAATTGACGAAATTAAAAATGGTATTGAATACTCAGATGAAATTAATGGCTCACTTATAAGTACTGGCGCACCGGTCGAAACTTTGGTGGAAATTGAAATCCCAGCTTCGGGCGGTACTAATACTAATATGATTATATTGCCATTCCAAAAAGATCAGTCGTCGAATGGCCATAACATCTCAATCGATTGGGGTGACGGCACCTCAAATCAAGTAGACACATCGAGAGACCGCGATTTGTATCACGTGTATACTGAAACTGCATCACCACAACGATTTATAATTAGAGTGTCTGGTACATACCACAAATTTAATGTGGGGTCTATTAATACTTCAGGTCCAGCTGCAGCAACTGGAATCACTGCAACACAATTAACAGCAGCTCGAGCTAATTTCAAAACACACTTAAGAAAATTCTATTTGGGTGATTCGGCGTTAGTACAAGGTGGTAGTACTAGTACATCATTATCACTAAAAGGTTGTACCGGACTAACCGACTTCATTTCTATTAAAGGAATTAGTAATACTTCAAATCTTACTAATTTAAGAACACTGTTTGAAAATTGTTCAAGTCTTAGACATATTGATGTAAGAGGTTTGGATACGACTAATGTAACTACATTGAATGCTGCGTTTAAAAATATTGGAAGTGGAGTTAAGCTAGTTGGATTTCATAAATTAAATCTAAGTTCTTTAAGTAGAGCGACGGTTGGACCGGAAATAGATTTTGCAGGAACCACATTTAATAGCGATGAACTAAGTAGATGCTATGTATCTTGGGCGAATAACGCGTACTTTACATTACCTACTGGTACTATTGAAGATGCAACTGGAACATTCGGAGTAGCACCTACTGCTAAAAGTTCTGTATTCACCTTTGATAGAAATCAAACTGCTTCAGCATCTGCTACATTTGCAATCGATGGATTTAGAGATGGCTATACAAATACAATTGCAGATTTAAATATCGGCGATGTGTTAACCTGTACCGCATCGACTTGGCCATCTGGTACAATTACAATTACCAATATTGATGTACCAAATAGTCAGATAACTATAAGTTCAGCTCCTACAGGAAATCTATCAAATAATGTAGTAATAAAAAGAGCGTATATAAATGGAGATACTAAGTTGGGAGTGCATACTATAACTGGCAATAGCGGTAATAGTATGAGTAGCTTATCGACCGGAATGGTGGTAACATCAACAAATGCTAATTTTCCAACAGGAACTGTTACAATTGTTAGTATTGGACAGAGTGCAATTGAATTAAGTAGTCCTCTTACGGGCGACATTGGGAATGGTAAATCTATTATATTTAAAGAAACTACAATTAGATTAGCCGGACCACCAACAGGCACTATAGTAAATGGAATGCGGGTAACTGGCACAGGCAGGAATGGGACATTTAAAGTAGTTGATGCATCAGACCAACAAAACCCAATTGTTGATATAGCAGTGAATCCAGTAAGTGGTAATGCTCTTACGTTTAATGATACTGATACGTCAGACATCAAATTTACTATGGGCAGTACAAAATATTTTGCAGGAGCACAATATGATTCTCCTAATGACACTACACCGACAAACATAGTTTCTAATGCCAGAACACTATTAGTAACAGCAGTTTCGGGTGGAGGTAAATCAATAGAAATTACAGACGGTGGAGTTGAGTCTGGTGATTTTGATTTTTAAATAACTAAATAAATTACACAGCAACTCATATAAATAAGATTAAAATCTAAATTAACGGGAACACTTATGGCAGCAATTATCACAGACGATTTTAGAAAAAGTAACATTGAGAGGTTTATTGAAGATGTTAGTTCTAGTCAATCACCGACTTCAACAGCGGTCAATTATTATGTAGGTATCGGTAAAACGGACCCTTGGGACAGAGATGATAACGGCCGAACCGAGGCAGAAACCGGATTTATTGTTCCGTTGCCAGAAGGTAATGTTTTAGAAAAGGCAGACATCAAAAAGAATCTTATGACTCTTATGAAGATCGATGCTACTGATGTTCTTAGACTTGTACCACAAATTGAATTTAAAGTTGGGGCCATGTATAAAGTATATGATCCTACAAATACCGGGTGTTTTGATGCCGATATCAATTTACAAGAACTTCCTTGTTATGTAATGTATACAGATAGTTTAGGTCACTCAAAGCTCTATGTTTGTTTAGGCAACAATGGTGGATTAGCCACAACCGCACGAATTCCTACAATGCCAGCTGGAGAAAACTTTCCATTTGGTGTAGTACAAAATACTGATGGTTATATTTGGGGATATATTGACTATTATAATAAAGAAAGTTTATCAAATCTGTTTGGTGATTCAAAGACATTTGTAAATGTTACTCCAAACGCACTAGTAGACGGTAGATTAAATAATATTGCAGGACATGGCGAAGGCGGCGCGTATGAAAATGGTCGTCAGAGAGCCGCTAGAGCTACAGCTGGTTTAGTATATGGATTTAGAATTGGTGCTGAGAATCCAGGCACTGGGTATCCTGAAAATCGAAGTGTTGCTAATGGTAATGCGTTGCCGGCACGACTCATGGGTCGGAGATTAGATGGAACAATACTTCAAGGTAATGAGACGGCCGCAATTGATATATCTTTAGAAACTAATGCGAGTGGCCAGGTTACCAAAGTTGTATGGGATTTAGACAAAGCTAAAGCACTCGGATATGGAATAGCATCTGTCCCAGCATCTTCCGCAACTGGAGGTACTAGTGGTGGACCTAATTGGACACAATCTGTAGTAAACGGCGGCGGGATGAGAGAAGTCAGTATTGAAGTAATTGATTCCGCGAATCTATTTATTAGTTCAGCGACCTTCGTTGAAGCTGATATTCAACCTTTAATTGCACCCGAAAATGGTTTTGGCTGGAGTCCGCTATTGGACCTTCCAAGTTATTATTGTGGTATTTCTTCTGACTTTGTTGGAACTGTGGGTAATGAATCTGCAGAAAGTGTTAACAATAGTCCACCTCAATATATTGCAGAATCGTTAGTAGGCATTGACTTTAGACAGGTGTCATTAGTTAGAGACTCGCTAAAAGATATGAGAACAGCTGAAGATGATTTGAATAGTCCTGGCGGGACATATCCAGACGAAGAAAATCTTCCCGCGGAGAAAGCGATGAACTGTTTACAGTATCTTCAGGTGTTCGCGAACTCAGTTCCTAATGAAATTCAAAACCTAGGAACTGGAGCATATATAGAAATGCAAGCCGGCACCGCGACAAATCCTCTTGCGTGGCTTGATAGGGTATCTGAGTACGAAGCACTAGACCCAATAGACGGAGACCCTAATTTGGCTGGCACACAATCTGGCGGATACAGAATTTACTTTCACCAGAATAGCCATAAATCTATTAACCAAAAACCATTTAATAGTAGTGGTAATGTTAAAATATTTAACAGTAATGGTGTTCAACAGGGCGCTGCTGAGATTGCATACGTCAATTTAAAGCAAGGAGAATATAATCAAGATACTGGCGATGTTTTATTTGTTGATAACAGAGCACCAATTAGAAGAAACGCACAGCAAACAGAAGAAGTAAGACTTATTATACAATTTTAAAGGAATAAACTATGGCAATCGACACATCATCAACTGCAGGCCAACCGTATTTCGACGATTATACGGCCAGTGGCAATTCAGACAAAAACTACTTAAAGGTTCTATTTCAGGCGGGGCGGTCAGTCCAAGTTCGTGAATTGAATCAAATGCAGTCTGCTATTCAAGATCAAATTGATAAGTTTGGTCAGCACATATTTGTAGACGGAACGAGAGTTCTTGAAGGTGAAATTGATGTTGATAATAAAGTACAATGGGTAGATATCACATTATCTAGTGGTGGTTCAAACGCAGCAGCAAATGCAAATAGACCGCTTATTGGTAAAAGAATTTATGTTGGGACTGCCTTAGCCTCAGCAACAGTCTCTGCCACCATTATGGATTACGAATTAGTATCTGGCGATAAGTATAGATTCTATGTCCGCTATGATTCTCAAACCACAGCTTTTGAGAACGGGACTCGCATCCAAACTGACATTAAAATATCTACTCAGTTACAAGATAGTGGTGAAATATTTTTGTCAGTGAATGGTGTACTTGGTGATGGTACTGATATAGTAAAAAGTGGGTTCGCAATAAAGCTGCATAATAATAAGGGCGTATATTTCATTAAAGGATATTTTGTTATTGCAAACGCGCAGACCAAATATATAGATGTTGATCAATCAACCCCGTACACCCTCTTAGATGGTAAAGTAGGCTTTTTAGTTAATGAGAATACAGTTAGTGCGGTCAATGATAATACTCTTTATGATAATGCAGCTGGAACTACAAATCAAAGTGCTCCTGGCGCAGATAGATTTACGATGAGCCTGACTCTCTGTTTAATTACAGATGACACACAAATAATTAGTACACCCGCTCATGTAGTTGGAACATCGACAGCCAATGCAATTGATGTCATAACATTAAATCAGGCTCAAGTTACTCAGCCAGTAGAAACAAAGTACAATAAATTAGGAGAAACTTTAGCCACAAGAACATTCGAAGAAAGTGGAGACTACGCTCTTCAGCCGTTCCAACTTGAATTAAGAGAACATTTGAACACCGGTTTCAACCGAGGAAAATACGCTACTGGTGATACTCCTGCAGGTAACGGCGCTAAATTTATTGCAGCTCTAGAACCTTCTACCGCCTACGTAAAAGGTAAGCGGATTGAAATTATAAAGAAACAAGAAATCATTGTTGATAAAGCACGAGACACTGAAGTTCACACCAGTGAATTTATTCAAGCTAGACAAGGTAACTATATTGAATTGACTGGTATTACTAATTTACCCAAATGCGATGCTAATGCCTCTTCACCTACATCGTATACGTTATCAGCAACATCTGGCGGGACATCTCTAGGAACATGTACCATTCGAGGTATAGAATATACTGGACGAAGATTTAGACTTTATATTAGCGCTGTGACGCTAACGGGTACTAATAAATTATCTGCAGCTAAATTTATTTTTGGTACTGCCGCAGATGGTACTAGTACATTTACAGGTACTAATGGATTTGCTGGCGGATTTCAGCTAAATGATATCAGTTCAGGTGATTTAGTATTCCCACTTCCACAAAATGTGGTAAAGAGTCTAACTCAAGTACCCTCCAGTTCGCTCAATACAATTAAAATTCCTATTAGAGAAACTTCAACTAACAGGACTGTAGCGATCTCCAGCGGTGTTGCAACTATCGCATTACCAACATTGAGCGGAAGTCAGTACTATCAAGATAACCCAAATGATTATATTGTAGTTAATGATTCTGGTGCCTTCAAACAGGTGAGTAATGTAAGTATTACGAACTCAGCCCAAGATTGTACTTTAACTCTAGCGGCTGGCCACGGATTTGCAGATACCGACGATGCCAAGGCGACATATTCTTTTAAGCGAACTGCTACACTAAAAACAAAAACAAAAACATTT